GCTTGGTCCCAGAAGTCAACATCCCACATTGCGCCGTCGTTAGGAGCAAAGAATGCAGGAGACCCCTGTAGGTTATCAAAGTCCCACTCATTATACATCTTTATCTGCACACCAGGGGCGGAACTACCCTGAAACACCGGCTGGACTAACTGACACCGCTTGAGTTCAGCTACATCAAAATTAGAAAACCCTGTTTGCATTCGGCCAATAAGGTCTTCATTAGGCAAGCCGTCAAAACCTACGTTATCGGAGTTACCAATAAAGAGTTCGTAGATGTTGCCGTCCTGGTCCCCTCCATACATAGTGCTTTCAAACACCACTACGGTTTGAATAGGTAGGTTAGTCAGCTGTGACCAAGCGTTATTGTGAACACTGGCGGACCATATACGAGCAGACCTCTCGTTAATAGTCACTGGTTCTTTAATCATGAACTGCTCTTCACGTGGATAGTAGTGCAGTTCCCACTGTGGTTCGTCTAGATTTTCGCTTACCTTGCGAGCTAGTATAGTCTGGATATCAAACCCCATTGACTCAGCAGAACCAATTTTCAGCGCACCAGTGAACAGTTCGCTAAGTGGAATAATGCCGGTTTCGCACAATACCTGTACGTCACCACCAGACTTCATTGCTATTCTACGACCAGTAGGTACACGCCCAACATCCCAGACACCAACCATAGCAAATGTGTCAGCATTCTCTGGATCCGTACCCTGGTAGGCGATGATATCGCCCTGGCTAGCAATAACGATAAGAAAGTCGTCAAGGCCATCACCACCGTCACGAGTCCACGAAACGAGTTGTTGAAGAGTACCACCCTGCCGGATGTAAGCGCCAAAATCAAACTCCTGCACCTCGCCTGCAATCTGGTCTACGGGGAGGTACCATGCTCTCGTGCTGTTGCGGTCAATGAACCACAGCCTGCGTTTCCAAGACATGATGTAGTCCCAATCAAGGGGGTTCGTACCATCTATCTCGCCTGGAAGTATGCCTGCTGGATGATTGACCCAGCCTGTGCTCGTGGAGTACGTGTAGTACCCATTGAATTCATTAACAGCACATAGGAAGTTGTCGCCTGCTGTGGAAAACTGTATCCACGACCATTGGTCAGTGATGCCAGGTATCTGAGCACCGAACGTAACGTCGCGTGCAGGCTGTATGGGGTTGTCTTGTCGGTCTGTAACGTCAGTGATACCCTCAAACGTCACTGCGAATAGTTTGTTGTCCCCTGGTACCAGAGCCTCGTAAGCCATGAGGGTGTTGACTGGGTCATTCAACTTATTCTGGTGGATGCGGTACCCTGGACGCAACTCTAGCCCGTATGGCTTCACCCAGAAATTACGCAGCTGAAGTGCATCCTGCAAGAGCATGTCTGCAAGAGGCTTCTGAGAGATTAGCCCGTTCGTAGGGGCGGGAGTCGTGATACGCTGGACGACATTAGTCTGTGCTGACCTCAGGCCAACACCGGCACTCATTCGTGGTATCGGTTGTAGTGGCATTAGACTCCGTAATTCGTATCCGGTATGTTCCAGTAATCCAAGTAGCGGTAGCCAGTCCGATTGATAAGACTAAGCACAGGGGCACCCTGGTCTTGAACAAACCGCTGCTCAAATGCCGTAGTAAAGTCGCGCATGGCAGCAGCTGAATCAAAACCTTTGACCTCCAGCCACTTGGCTTTCGCCAGGTAGTAAATGAGGTACTGGTCAATTAAGAATAAATCACCATTCTTATCGGCAAAGTTCTTAAACAGCGTGGAATCATCTTGGTCTTGGATATAACCTTGGCTGATGTACTCCATGCTTAGGTCTTGTGAATCTTCCGGCGGGCTTTTAATCTCCCACTGGTTGTCCCGCACGCGCCAGAGCAGGCGCGTTACAAAATCAGCAGTACGCACCGTGATACGCTGCCAATCTTGAGACAACACAGGGCCAATCATAGGAAGCTGTTGGCTGACATTCCACTGTGACTGGTCCTTAAACATAAGGAAGTCTTCAGGCAAGTCTATGAACTTACTGCTTTGACCAGGAAAGTCAGCAATGATAGATACTTCAAATGTCTTGAGCATCTGTTGCCAATCGTGCATACCCAAGAGGTCTGTACCTGCTTGGTTCACAGATTGCACCATCTGCTGCACGGCGGGGTCGTTAGACCCCGCCACATCGGTCTGCGGCGGGAACCCTACAGACTGTAGCGCCCGATTTGACAGATTCAGTAAAGTATCATTCCGCAGTATCTGGAATGGCATCTGCTACCTCCACTTTAGCTGCCAAGAGCTCATCTACTTGAGCTCTCAACTCAGCCAACTCATTATCACGCTTGGCAAGTTGGTCTTCCAACTCTTGGGCACCGACACCACGATTGGCGGCGTCCATATACTCCTTAGCCTTCAGCTTATCTTGCTGGAAGCCCATGAAGTTTTTGCCGCCCTCGTCAGCAGCGTTCGCCAGTTGTTCCACCGTAACAATCTTGAAAAACTTGTACTCCTCCACGCGGCCTGGGGACATCCAAGGCATGAGGCCCAGCGGCGTCCCTTGCTGCTGCTCTTCTTTGCCCTGCTTGTACGCCTCATATTGACGTGGGAACCTCTGAATGTCCTGCTGGCGAGCCTGCCGCATAACCACTGAGTGCTTGTCACCAGGCACGATAATGGTTATGAAGTCTCTATCCATGTAGATGGGCCTGCCCTTATCATTGGACGAATGCTGGTCAAACACCGGCTTAACAGTGAACGTAGCGTACAATCGGTCATCGTGCCGAAAACGCTGAGCGCCTGTGGCGCTTGCTTCGTCTACAAAACGTGAATCCATAACATTTGATGGTGAGTTCATTATTTTATCCTCTTATAGATGCGGTAACGCGCCATACTTCGTGTTGGCGTAAGTGACAAGATCCGCTCGTTCAGTTAAAGTTAACGGACGGTCCCAGAACCATGCCTCTGCATGTTCCATAGGCGTGCTGCCAGTACTCCAGCGAAAGTCTGCAAGGTCCGGTATATCAGTGGGGTCACCGAACGGAGTTATTATCTCAGGGCCTGGGCTGCCGAACTTTGCATCGTTGGTAGAGCCGGATGGCTCAAGCGAGATGTAGATGAGGTACCACGTATTGACCACCGCTGGCGTAACAAAGTCCTCGTCCGGTATCCCATCAATGACGCTTTTCAAATCAGCCGAGAAGTTATCAAGGCGCAAGCCTGGACCGGGCACCCCGCCGAACGGCGTCCACCGCCATAGGATCTGAGTGCCGCTGGGCGGAGTTGCTGAAATACGACGCGTGACCATTGCCATTGTCATGCCAGTCGTGCTGATGGGGAGCCCTGGTGACTCGGCAATAATAGAAAGCTGCCCGCTGATTGACGTAAATTCAATGACGTTCAAACCATTTAGAACGCCAGTCTTGTATTCAACCCCGCCGAACCCTACTCTCAGGAACGGCGTACCGCGACTACCCTTGTTATCAATTCGTTCAACGGTGACCCCATTAGTCGCGGGGATGGTGCCTCCAGCGTCTGCCCATACGGTAGCGGCATCAGCAGCATCAACCCAATGTAGAAGATTGCCGATAGCAGGGGGCACCGGACCAGAAGGAATAAACTCTGGTAAACCATCGTACTTGTTGTCTAGATATAGCGTAAGCTCAACTTGTTCAGCAGCAGTTAGTTTCTTATCGTAAATAATAACTTCCGCCACGTTACCGATAAAGTCTGCGACATTCATCGTCAAACCTGCATCGGTAACGGGGTATCCGCTAACACCCGACTGTAGATTTCCACCAGAAGCTCTATAGTCTATAGAGAAAGTCTCCGAAATAGCCCCGTACAACCAAACAAATTCATCTGGTACTACAAGTTTAAGAGTATCTTTCTCATCTGCGTCATTAAAGATAACTTCCCAGTTGCCAGAGCCGGCGATATCAGCCTGCATAACAGAAGCATCACCGCCAAAATCCCAATTAAGGGGGTTTGGAGAACCCCCTGCGTCCTGGCTACGCAGAACAATGACCGCTGTCAGCCCTGTAACAGATAGAGCATTGCCAAGTATAGTCGTTAGAGCATTGCCCCCGACATTAGTAGCGACATTCAACCCGTTGATAAATGCGAGGTT